CGCAGCTCTTACTCCGTGCTAACTTAAAAGATTATAATTTGTACTCACTAAAAAAATTTCTGAATTCAGTCGGGGATCCCGGCTAAATTCATAGAAAAAAATGAAAGTACTTAATCTAATAAGTTAGCCAAGGGTTACCCCGGAGTTTTACAACCTGTCTATTAAACAGGACTAAGCCGACCATATCGGACATAGTTTTTTATTCAAATGCAATTGGGCATTGCATACGCCAGGTAGTTTATTCTCTTACCTAAGAGATGTAAATGCAATTATGTTGCATTTGGGGTTGATGTATAATCATAATGACAAGGTGCATTTATGAAAAATTGACAACTGAAATCAGTACCAATACCACAATAAGAATTAATCTTCGTATTGAGTGTTAAAGCTCCAACAGTTCCAGATTGTCTTATTTCTAAGAAACCTGCATCATATCCTTGACCACCTGTTGATGGTAATTGGGAAGCATTTCCAGGAGCAGTTAAACTAAACTTATATTGACTATAATTTGGATGATTATAAGTCAAACCAGCTTGAGTCAATTGATTAGTTATTGCAGCACCACCAAATGAATTAGTCATATTGGTTTTAAAAAATGCTGTTGTTTTATTAGCACTTGCATATGTATGACTTGCAGTAGACAAGGCATATGTAGCATTAGTTTCTGGAATACGACAAAATTTAATTGAAGAAATAGGTGCACTAGATTCAACATTAACATACCAATTCATAGATCCTCGATATCCAATAAACATATTAGAGACCCAAGTAACTGGATGTAAATATGTCCAATTAAATGGTATATTAGTACCAACACCAACTATTTGATCTGCTCTATCTATTCCAGCAACATCATAACCATAACAAACTGGCATTTTTCCTCTAATTATCTTAGTATTAACAAATGTGTTAGTTACATTAGTTGTCAAACCTCTAGTTTCTACTTGAACCATTCTTCTCAGAATTTGTCTAAGTGAAACTATAGCTTCTCCCATATTAATTAAATAACGCTCTGGAGCAGCTCTTAAAACTTGCCCAGCAGTTACCTGAATAACATCCTCACTTTGTGGAGCAAAGAAAGAACTTGTTCCAGGTAAATTACAAGGATTTGCAAATTCAAATCCAGGAGCAGCTCTAGCAAAAACTAGAATATTAATTGAGGAAGTAGCAACAGGAGCTGACAATGCAGTCAAAACTCTCAATACAATAGTACCATTATCAAGTAATGTATTATGCGCAAACGTAGGCGTCAAAGACGTAGAATGCGCAGAAGGATTATATGAACTTATTTGTAACCATGGTAATGCTTGCATATATGGAACAATAAATTCTACATCTGAATCTTTACCTAAATCAATAATTTCAGTATAAGCTACTGCTGACGATTGAACATCTGAGATAACATTATTTCCAGCAACTCCTGAAGGATCAAAAGTAATACGCACACGACCCTTATGAAAGGCAGAGGCAATGAATCTAAAACGAAAAGCAATAGGACCTCGCCAAGCTGTAAAAAGATTACCTACATGAGACATAGGTGTACTATGTGTAACAGTTGCACCAGCAATAGCTGCAGTAACTGACAAATTAGGCGTTACTAAAGAACTAAACAAAATATCATCTGTTACATTAGTTGATGCCCAAGTAGCAGTTGTAATGTATGATTCATGCTCACAAATTTTAGCAATGTTAAATTCATCTTCTGATGGTAACCCAACACAAGCATTGTCAACACATAATTCATTCTTATTATCAACAGTTAATTTTTCATAACCATAACCATTCTCCGTAGTGGCTAATGGTGGAGCAGCACAAGGTCTAAAACCTTCAGTATCACCAATAACTGGTGTATTAGTATAACCTAAGGTTTTTATTCCATCAGATATACCCTGCACTCCAATAGAAGTTGCAGTAGCATATTTTCCAATAATTGGAACACGACTTAATTTACCTAAGGCACTAGCAACAGCGCTAGATACTGCAGAAACTGGATTAGTAATATACTCATCAACAGCTTGCAAAGCAAGACCAACAGTAGGTCCAAATACTTTAACATCTTCTGCCCAAGCATAAACCTGTACAGTTACACCAGTACCTACAGCACCATTAGCACTTTGTAGTCCAGTGTAATTTACAAAACTGAGTGTTCCCATAGATGTAAATCTAGTAGCTGTAACTACATCAATATAATTTCTATAATTGAAATAAGGCAATGTCATTTCACAACCAGCATTATTTTGAGGATAAATCCAACAATGTGGTCTCTGAGAATATGGAATAAATTCACCATTACTACCAGATACTGTAGTACCAGTAATAGTAGAACTCATTGGTAAGTAATGCATTAATGTTGCACCATAATAAAATGGAGAAGCATTTATCAAAACTTTAATTTTAAGATTACACCTAATATAAGCATAATTATTTAATTTATTCTTAATTCTCGCGTCTGAAAAATAGACAAGCCAAGGATTCACAGTATGTACTGTATTTACAGCATCAGATTCATTCCAAACATAATTTAGAATGCTAACAGGACGAGATAAAAATTCACCTAATTCTGTATTTGCACTAACATCATCAGCTGCAGCAGCAGCATCAAATGTAGCTGCCATACCAGCAACTTCTCCTAGATTCTCATCATGAAAAGCCACTACTTCCTGTTGTAGAGCAACAGTATTACCGTTTCCAGCAACCATAGCTACTTCAGCAGAAACATCAGTACTTTGAATTTCAAATGGACACAAAGGAGCATCTAAAAATAAATCTAAATCATCGAAAATATCCTTAATTCGAGTTGCATCATAACGAAGAACTGAACGTCTAAATCTTTCAGCAGGATCTAAAGTTATTTTAAATAACTCACAATATGCTGCTAATTCTTGAGATTCAGGTTCATCTCCTCTGATGTGGGATATTTGTTCCCAAGAAAGCTCACTTTCGTAAGCAGCAGGAACAGGAATATCCTCTGATTGAGCGCATAAAATTTCTCTTATGCACTGGGAACATGTACAATTCTTGAGCATATTAGCTTTAGTTTGAAGTATGTCCCAATCGTTACGACCTTTATTTTGAGCCGAACGAAATATGTTTTGCGTAGTTTTAGTCTTACGCTGACTATCTTTATTTAATTGATTACCGAGTCGATTTACGACGCTATGAGAGACTCCTTCCATAGCGAAGTTATGCTTTCCTTCCTCTGACCAGCCGACAGATTCTCTTAAAAGAGACTTTGGGGAACGCCCATGCGGGTTGAAGTGTGAGTCCACTCTCTCATCTACGTTGAAAACATAATTGATAGCAGACGAGCAGTAACTACTCACACTTGGAACTTCTTGGTTAAGACATAGTTCCAGAGGCCCATTCGCATTATTTACAAATGCGTTATTGATTTTTCTAGGTACAATTAGACCTGTTGAAGATAACCAAAACTGTTGTTTTAGATATCCCCATGCTGGAAAAGTGTGTGCTTCCACATAATTTTCCAGTTCGAACATTTTTACTAAACTCATTAGGTAAGTACGTTTTTCGTTAAACATAACCTTACCATGATAAAAATATTCTCGTAATGCTGAATCAATAGTTGCCATACATTGTGCTTTGGAATCAATACTCTTAGATTTAACGTTAATCATTAACATTTTCTCTATAGATTCAATTTCCAAAGGACAAACAATAGCCCCTATATCTTCATCCCAAACAAAAACTCTTTTTAAAAAAGAAATTTCTTCAATTGGAATATAAGGAATTGATTTGGCTTCCTTATCAGCCATAGTATAAGTAATGCCAGCACCAGCTAACATTTCAGATACAGTAGTGTGATTATACCAAGGAGCACATTCACTTACTGAAATAGCTCCGTCATCACCATATGTTACAGCGTTCACATTCTTAAAAAATGATTCACACTCATGTTCAGGATTTAAAATATAATAACTATACATTAAATAGAGAATATTAACTAAACAGTTAATGATGACAGTAAGAGGATTTCCAGATGGATTACCACCCATAAAGCTCACCAAAGTTCCATCAAAATCAGTCATAGCAAAAGCTGTATCATAAGCAATACATTTAATTACTAAAACTTGTTCATCAGTAAATCCAGCAGCTCTACAAATATCTTCTAATATTTCAAAAGCTCCTAATACTGCAATAGGTGGCATACGTTTATCAAATTTACCGTAATCACCAGCAAATTTATTAGGATGAACATTTAAATAATTAAATATCTGTTCCCATTCTAAACTATGACAATTTACACCAGGCATACTCATAAAGATAAATCTATTATTTTGTATTAACCTTGTGACACTCAACAAGTACATTCTTACAACTAGACACCAATCCACAGGTGCTCCAGAAAAAATACGTACTTTATTAATAAGTGCTTTTTTAAATGTCAAAGGTTCATCTTTTACTGAACCAGTAAAAACAGGATGATAACGCTGACCTTTTGCATACAAATCCAAAATATTAGTAACTCTATCTTGAATTTCTTCATTAGGCATTATAGCATCTTGCCAAATATCTTCTCCATCACATGAATGGAAATAATACTTTTTACTTTTAGAAAAAGGAGCTCCTGCACTACTACTTCTGTTAATAGAATCAACATACTTAGTACCAGGATAACCATTAACAGCAGTTTTAAGATCATAAACCATAACCTGAGATAAATCAGAAGATGGTATATTATCTATAAAGTGTTTACTTAAAGATTTCACACATTCGGCAAAAATTGCTGGTTGCAAAGCATTAATAGGTAAAACTAAATCTTTAGCAGCTAAATACCAAGGTTCCCACCCACTCAATTTAGGGGCAGTATACTTCAATACAAAACCATCTTTTTGTAATTGCTCACAAATTAAAGATTTAGTAACAGCACTTTTTCTACGTGCTCTAAAACCTTGAAAACTACCATGTACTTCAGCAAAACCTTCTTCTATAAACATAAAAGGAGATTTATAATGAACTTCACCTAATGAACGTTCAATACCTTCAGCATTCAGTTTTGGTTCACCAGGAACAACAAAGACTGAATCTAACGAAGTACAAGCAGCTAAAACTAAAGCTCTAGGTACAAAAGTAGCAGCAACAACCTTAGTTGCACTACCTAAACAATGAACACCAAAAATTGCTGGACCATAGCCAGTATTAACAATTAAAGGTGATCCACAATCGCCATTCTTAGTTAAAATTTGACTCTTACCGACAAAAGTACCTTGTTGTGGTTTTAACCACTCATGTAAAGGTTTATCAGTATATTTAACATTTTCAATAACAGATTTAGTTATATCACCCGTTTCATTACGAATAATATAATTACCTGTATGAGAACCACCAATAGATTGTTCTAAAAAATAAGGTGTCAAATCATTACCAGGTGGTAAACCTTTAATAACAAAAAAGGCCATATCATTATCTGGATATCTCAATATCTGAGAAGCATTTAACAATACCTGAGTATTAGTATTAACACCCTGATTACGATGAGTTCGTGTCATGACTAATTCAAGAGATTGAATTTCAGGTAATGTGTGATTATTACACATAAAAACCTGACCACGTACACGCATCATAGTACCAGGACGTACTACCATTTTACCTTCTTTTTCATAAGTACAAGTAAACTTATACATATTACTAGCTACTTTATTTTCAAAAGTACCTACAAAAGATTTATAGCCAACAGATTGCATTGGTACATCAAAAGGTGTTAATTGGAAAGCTTTATTTGTCCAAACATTACTTTTCTCATCTTGTACACCATCTGGGCGACCATTATCGCGACCTTGTGGTTTCTTTTGACGAGATGTAACCATTTTTGTTACACCATAAGCTCCTAATAAAGTAACTATAGCACCAGAAATAAGGGCTAAAGTTTTATTACCACCAATACGATGATAAACTTTATCTCCTAATGTTTTCCAATATAAAGCATCTTTAGTAGATGTTTTAACTACATGTTTAGCTAAATTAGCTAACAATTGACTAACAAATTCAGGAGCATAAGCATAAATAAAATTTAATAAAGCAGCTAAAAAAGGAACATGAGACCAAGCTCTTAAAAGAACATTAGAAGTACTCTCTTTCCAAGAAAGAGCATTTTGTTTATACTCAATATTTTTCAAAAGTTCATCTATTTCTTTATCTTCCTTTTCTAATTGTGCCTTAGCAGCACATTTAGCGTCAATCTCTCGTTTAGCTAAAATAGCTTTTTTATTAACGAGATCGTCTAACATAGCTATTTTAATTAATTCAACTTCACGATTACGTAAAGCTTTCAAATGAGACAATTTCCCATAATGAGTATCGAGTTTATCTTTAATGTGATATCTCAATTCAGGGTCTATTTGACCCTCAAGACTTTGTTCATATTGTGTTATTAATGATTCTAATTCACCAATTTCATTATTAATTGGAATTAACTCCTCATCATAAGATTCAGCAGTTAAACAATTACACATAGAAACAGGTAAATTACAAGCACACAATTGCATATCTTTAAAAGTATTATTACTTTCTTTAACTAAAGATTGCATAGCTTCAAAATTAATTATAGCTCTATTATACCACATAAGAAAATCCTTAATTTCGGAAAAAGAATGAACAATTTCATCCTTACAGGTCTTATCTGATGTTTGAACTATTTTTCTAATAGTCCAAATCCAAAAATTAGGATATTCACCAGGTGTGGTTATAGCTTTGGTATGATCTAACATACCAGATTCAGTGCTATACTCAGGTTTTACTTTCATGTCTAAAATATTAGGCATTCGTCTACGAACAGCTATAGGACACGCAAAGTAAAATTGAGCATTTAAATGAATAGTATTAGTAGTTGCAATGCATAATTTGCATCGCAAAGGAGTACGGCCTTTGTCTGACAAAGAAGCTTGGTCAGGCACATAGGCTACATTATTCATAATTTGAATAATCTCCATAACACTAGGATCACCAGAAGTGGCACAATTTGGATGTAGGTAACCTACATCATCTAGTACTAAACACCACATGGATGTTTTAAAACCATCCCAAAAGTTAGCAGTTGGGTTTTTGGTATATTTAAAACAATCATCATTTTTTAAACCTCGCACTTTAGCAAAGTGATTATATAAAATATTAATAATTGTTGATTTACCTACACTAGAATTACCACTAACTAAAATTCCAAAAGGAGCATCTCTCCCTTCACGAGCTTTTCGTGATGATAATTCATTACTGCGAATCATTTTTAAATCATTCACATAATTACGAACGCTGGAGCGTTCCATATGACCAATGCGAGTAGCATGTTGGTAAATACTTTCACCTTGCTCAATAACATCATCTAAATCTCGTAAAAAACCAGATTCAGTGAAACCATGAGCTTCAGGATCATTAAGTAAAGTGGATTTCTGTTTAAGATCAACAGTTTTTGAAAACCATTTCTCATAAGAAGAACCACTATGATATATAGGATCTAAAGATCCTGTTTTGATACATTGATATCCTCTTTCACAAAGAAAATACAATGTATCCATCATACTATAGATAAAATCTATACCAAGATGATATTTTTTCTTAATACACTCTTGAGCGAATTTAGAAAAACATAAATTGTCCATACTTAAACCTACCTTATCAAAAACTGATAAGCCAAGCATATACATACAAAAAGTATATAATTTTTCAAATAATGGAGAATTTCTTATTTCTTGAAAATTTCCTAATGCTTTTTTACAAACACCAAAAATTTTATCAAGAACACTTGAACTATTCTGATCAATATCGTCAGATTGTGCATTTAATTCACTAAGAGAAAAAATCTCACAGAATTTAAATTTACAAATCTTCAGAGTACTATCAAAAATCAAGGATCTGCCTCCACGTAATTTTAAATACGTAGCAATCCCTACACAAATATCAGCATAAGACTGAGATTTGGACAATTGGTAAATCAATATACCAATATCTTCGATCAACTTAATTGCAAAATTAGCATCAACATTTAATTTATTCAAATACCATTCACTAGGAATGTTTTGTAAAAATTTTAATGAAGCATATTTAGCAAAATCAGATGTAATCCCTTGAACTTCCATCAAAGGTTTTTTGGATTCACGAATCCACTTCTTTCTTAAACGGGCCACTTGCCTATCATGAATCTTAAATAAATCAGATTCAATATTAATAATCGTTTGATTAAAAATTGGGGTTGGGGGGGTTTTCTCATTAGGTGACAACATAATTGTGGTTTAATGGGGAAAAGGAATAAGGCCATAATAACGGCAACAAATGTGTGGATACTAGCTCAACACACACATATTAAAATAGGGGATAATATTTATTGTTCAGGGATGCGGTAAATATATTAAATAAAAAATTAACAAGATTAGTTAATTTAATTAATATAAAAACAAGCA